ATGGGCAGAACGGCTCAACAGGTCTTCGTGGCCGAAGACGTTCTTGCCTATTTCTACAAGTATATCGGAGACGGCTCCCTTGCTACGGAGTTCGCCAACGGCGTGGACACTAGCGACCAGTCCAAGTGGTCTCTGCAGTACACCGTCGAGTCGGCGGCCATAGACCAGCGTTCCGTCACCGGAGAATCCTCTATGGGTGTGCCGGATATCGACACGCTCCGCTCGATTGACCCGACCGAAGTACCTGAAGTCTACGGTCACAAGGTTATCTGTCTCCAAGGTTATTACAGCCTTGGCGACTGTGAACCGGTTTGGTATGTATGGGACGGTGAATCGACCGCTGCAGACGACAACGGCGGCGTAATCAAGTCCGACGAACGTCTCGTGGGTAGATGGATCCTTGTCCAGCCTACCGAGCACTGCGACTCCCGCCACTTCGGCGTGTTCCCGCAAGACTCGGCTGCAGCTGACATCAATCAGGAAGTGCGAATCACGCAGCTTTTCGACTACTGTAACCAGAAGTCGATCCGCCCGTACTTCAACGGCTCGGTTTCCTACCCGTATTTCATCTACGACACCGTCCGTCTGCTGTCCAGAAACCCAATCGACGTTTCCGAGGATGTCGTGTTCGTCGACAAGATGGCCTCCACTATGGGCGGCGACTTCAACGGAAACCCGAAGTTCGAGAACCGCAACACTACGGTTACCTGTAAGACGGTGCGACTGTCGTGGCAAGCCGGTGCCTATCCGAACTGCCAAACCTTCATTATCGACACCAACTACCCGGTACAGCTTTCCGACAAAAAGGTTGTCATCGAGGTGTCTCCGAACAATTCCACCCAGCTCGTACGTTGTCAGGTTGAGTCTAACCATATGATTGACGGCTACATAGTGATGCAGGAGATGGAACTCCGCGAGGAATGGTTCGCCGAAGGCTACGACTGGTCCAAGCTTTCCAGCTACAGCAACACCCTGTTGCTCCGTAACTTCGAGTCGGCCAACACCTACATCACCCTGAAGAACAAGCAGAACGAGCCGAACTACGGTGACTTGGGCGAGCAGACGGTGTCCGGCGTGACATTGCTTGCTGGCAGTATCGCGGAAAACGCCGCGTTCAGCAACGTCACCATCCAAGGTGCCACCGAACTCCACAACATCTCCGGTACGGTGACTGTAAATGGAAGCAACCTTGCTCTGAACGCTGTGGACTGCTGGTTAAACTTTACCGCAGGGTTTGTTGCTACCAGCATTGCCATCCGTCGTGGAAGCTTGGTATGCGCCTCGACTGTCCAGATGCTCGGTGACCTCTATGCCGACAATGCCGAGATCCATATGCCGCTTATGACTCGTGGCCACAGTGCCGAGTTCCGGGACTGTAAGCTCACCCAGCGTATCGATTCCGACTACGTGAAGCTCGTCAACTGCCAGATCGACGGTATCGTCTGCACCCACGGCTACACTGCCAACAGCCGCAATCAGGTGAATTTCTACATCGACAACTGTTATTTCGGCCAGAACGGTACCCACGTCATCGAATCGAGTCTGTTATCTACGGGCGTGATAGGTTCTTGGACTAACAACTACGCTGAAGTCCAGCATCCTATCCAGATCAATATGACGAACCTTATCGGTGCCGACTCCGGCCACCAGTACACCTACGACGGCAACAGCGGCAAGTTCCTGAAACGGTACCCGGTGGTTAGCTATACCCAGGGACAGTTCTGGATGGCTGAAGAAGTCATCAGGGATATTGTTGGAAACAACGGCGCGATACTTGCCAAGACCGGCCTTATAATCCAGCCGACACACAACGAGTGGTTCTCCGGCGTGTGGATTCCGTCTACGTTCACGGTAAGTTGTCCGTTCTTCGGTATCGGCGTCGTGACCGCTCGATTCCGTATGACCGTGACCTTCGAGTTCACGAACGACACGAGTATGAACGACTCGATGACGCCTCGCGTCAACCACCGCATAGGTGTGACGGCTGACCGGATGGTCAATGTGAACGACGCTGCGACTTACGCTTGTACGGACTTCAACGGCAAGTTCCTTGGCGGAATTTTCCTCGGACCGAAGAACTACCAGTACCCGGCTGAAATCACCACGGCTGACCCGTCCACTTGGCCGCAGACGAACACTGCACACGTTACCATCGAGCGTCTGCTTTGATGGGGAGTGAACTAATTTAAGGCAAAAATGAGGTTTTGAATGACCGACACGAACGATATCATCGAACAATGCACCGACTTCCTGAGCCGGTCTAGCCGCCGCTACTCGTCCACGCTTATGCGTGCCACCAAGGATATGCGCCGTTACTCCGGCGATTTCTGGGACGACGACTTCAAGAAGCAGTACCGCAAGGGAAAGAACCGCACTTACCTCCAGCTGAACAACTGGAACGTGATGTGCAACGCAATCGCTTCCCCCTTGTCAGCCTCCCCTTGGCATACGGAGCTTAAAAACCGTTCCGACTTCAAGGAAACCCAAGATGCGATTGACACCTTGGAAGCCCGTACCGACATCAAGACGGCTCTTCTGGATTCTTTCAGGAAAGCTGTCCTGACTGGTTACGGATTCCTTGTGGTGTCCACCGACGTTGACGAGTTCACCGGGGAGCCGACCATCACGGTCGAATCCGTCAAGAACCTCCAGTCGGTCGCGCTTGACCCCAACTGTATGACTGTGAGCGGTTCGGACGCGGAGGAAGGTGCCGTAGTCAACTACATCGGCCTCAAAAAGGCACGCCGCCTCTACGGTGACGACGTAGCACCGTTCGACTATCCGAACAGTTCCCCGCTTTTGAACCTGAACGGTATGACACAGTGGAACGTGCAGCCAGATCAGCTGGCAGTGGTTTCCTACTATGTCAAGGAAAACAGCGGAGTCCATTTCTACAAGATCTGCGGAAACCTTGTCGTACAGGATGCTGTGCTCCCCATCAAGTACATCCCTATCATCCGCCTAGCCGGTAACGAGATCTACGAAGAAAAGGCAATCAACTACAACGGGCTGGTCCAGCAGACCATTTCCTTGGAGCTGGGTGCCAACATCGCGTACTCCACCCTTATCGAGCGTTGCGGACGTTCCACCAAGGCCAACTACCTTATCAACGTGGACGCCATCGACGGATTGGAAAAGAACTACGCGCAGTGTGACCAAGACGACGCTGTCGCTGTCCTCTGGAAAGGCGAGCACCAGCCGGTACCCCTTACCGAGCAGTTCCAAACGGGTGACCTGCAGTCGGTTATCACAACCACTCGCACCCTGATGGAAGATGTCATCGGCGTACCGCTCACCGGCATCCCTACGGGAACCCCTGAGAAGACCGCCACGGAAATCCTCCGTCAGCAGACTTCAAAGGAAAGCAACACCGCTTCCTACTACAACAACGCGTTCGCAGCCTGTCAGATGATGTCGAAGATAATCATCGAGCTTCTGAACAACGGCGAAGACTTGCGTTTCACCTTGGAAAACGGTCCGAGCGTCATCACTAGGCAGATGAAGGCGCGTCAGGAACTCACCGCTATGTCGGCAATCTGTCCTGACGAGTTGAAGCCCATCTTGGCCAAGTTCTTCGCCGACACGCTCGAAGACGACGTTGGAAAGGATTTGAGCCGTAACATCCTTGCGAACTTGCCGCGAGACATTGTTTACCTGTCGGACGACCAGATGGATCCGGGTGCTGTCCACCAGCTCGAAATGATGAAGGCCACCTTGGAACAGTCTATGATGCAGCTTGACGAGCAGATTGCCGCCAACGCCCAGCTCCAAAAGGAACTCGACGCAGCGCAGATTTCCTTGATGGAAAACCGCGAGCAGCGCATCCTCGACTGGCAGAAATTCAGCGTACAGGAACAGGACAAGATGGCTCTTGAGACTGCGAAGCTGGAGCAGCAGGGTGAAATCGACGGAGCGAAGCTCCAGATCGATTCGGCCAAGCTGATGGTCGAAGCCGAAAAGGAACATGCCAAGGCTCAGAACGATACCGACAAGGTTATGCTCGAAGCTATGAAGGCGACCGGTGAAGTCGAAAAGGCTTATTCCGAAGGTGAGGACAACGGCTACGCCCAAGGCGTTTCCGACGGTGTGGACGCTTCCTACGGGGGTTAGCTATGTCTATTCGGTTCGAACTAGGCCCCGGCGGTACCAACGCGTTCAACTACGCGAACCGCCGGGCAGCCGCCCGTCAAACACAGGCACAGCGTGATGCCATCTATCAGAAATACCAGAGGCTGGTAGGCCGGATGTTCCCCAATCAGTATGTTGCAAACGTTGCAGCCGAACAGGAACTGAAGCAGCTTCCGGAATACTGGGATGAAGATACACAGCCGCGCTTGCCGCTCAATCTCCAGTCGGAGATGCTTTCGTCCATCGTACCTTCGTCAGGTGGAGTTTTCCTTTACTTCCGGAGCAATCCGGGAAAGGGTTATTATTATCCAGCCGGGGCAAGCACTGCCGAGACGGCAAAGCGTGTCGAGCAGCTGGTGACCTCACCAGATATCGAAAAGGCGTATGCCGGGTGGTGGGGACGGATGAATGGTAGGCGAAAATAAAAAAATCCCACCCTTTCGGGTGGGCTAGGATCAGTATGAATGGGACGACTTGGTGTAAAAACCTTTCAAATTAAGGGTAAGTACACCACGCATGTACGATTATTGGCCGGTGTAAATACCTTTCAAATTAAGGGAAATTACACCGTAGAACGTGTCGTTGGATATCAATCTATAAAAAAATTTGACAGTTGTCAAGCACTTTTTTATTCGCCTCGCTACTTATTTCTTATAGAAGAGCCGAACACCCCGGCTCAGTGCATTTTTAACCGGGTGTTTTAAAGGATAGCCACCTTATGATTAGTGAAGAAATGGCGATGAAGATGGTTGACGAAAAGATGGAACGTGAAGCTAAGGCGTCCGCACAACCCGAAGCGAGCGAAACCACTGCCGAACAACCAAAACCGGAAGTGAAGGATGAACCGAAGGCTGAGCCTGTGGAACCGGTGGGTGCAGAACCAAAGGAACCAGCTAAGGCGGAAAAGCCGGAGGAAAAGGCCGACACGGCACCGGATCAGGAATCCAAGGATTCCAGCGACAAGCAGCCTCCCAAGAAAAAGTATTCCCACGAGGAACGTGTTTCCCACGCGTTTGCCCTAGAAAAGCAGAAGCGAAAGGAACAGCACGCGAAAGACCGTGCCAGAATCAAGGAACTGGAAGACGAACTGAAGAAATACAAGGGGTTGACCCTTGAGGACTTCGAGAACAACGCTTCCAACTTTATGGACTGGCGACTCAAGGAACACGATATGCAAGCCGAAGTGAACAGCACCAAGGAGCGTATCGAGCGTGAGGAAGCGGAAGAAATGCAAAGGGAGACGGATCGTAGGATTGACCTTTCGTTCGAGACCCAAGAGGAACGTGACGAATACCGCGAGCTTATTGCTAACAACGCTCGTGAATTCATCGACGCCTTGAAGGAACACGACCCGAAGGGAGTCATCCTTGACACGCTTAATGACGAGCCGCTGTACCCGAAGATCCTGCGTGTTCTGATGGACAAAGAACATCCGGAGGCACTTGCCTATGTATTTAGGGACAAGACGCCTCGCAAGCTGCGTAGAAACTTCGAAGACTTTATCGACGATTACTTGGCCGGTAAGACGCCGTGGGTTCAGGAAGCGACTAGCGTGGAAGTCCATAACCAGCCAAAGGTGGAAGCCAAGCCGACATTGCCGATTATCGGCAAACAGGTCACGACTTCTTCCGCACCGTCGGAACCGGTCCACGATAGAAACTATTGGAACAACTATCTGAGACAGCACCCGAACGGTTAATCTTAACCAATTTTATAAGGATTGCTAAAAATGGCAAATAACTTTAAAACCTCGCGTAAGACCGAATTGGTCGCTCTCCGTGCAGCAGAGTCCGCTGCATACCTCACGGTAGGTAGCCGTAAGTATTTTAAGGACCAGCTCAAAAATCGTCGTAATGGTACGACTTTCGAGTTCGTGATCCGCGACGCCGGTGAATACCAGCGTGGTATCGACATCTCCAGCGGTGGCGCATCTGACCTCAAGGAACGTAAGGTCGAAAAGTCCCTCAACGTTGGTAACGTCACCATCGATACTAACCTTATCGAACCGGTGACCGACCTCAACTGGGACAAGGAAGTGGCCGTCGTTCAGGGTAAGAAGCTCATCAACGGCGTTGTTCGCGACGCTATCGACGGTATCGTCGGTAAGACTGTTGACGGCGTGACCGCCACTGACTACCACGGTGACTTCGGTGACACCAATACTTGCTTCGCCGGTATCGGTTACGGCCCGCTCACCGCTGCTCAGGACTTCCTCGCTTCCATCAGCGACGAAGCTCAGTACGGTTTCATCCACTCGATGATCAACAACAAGCTGAACAACACCGGTGACGCCTTCAAGCCGAAGGATGCCGACCCGATGTTCTCCAGGGGTCTCCTCGGTCGCATCGGCCAGACGGAATACCGTTCCAACCAGTTTATGCCGCTCGTGAGCGTGTCGTCTGCTCTTGCCACTGCTATGGCAACTGTTGACAGCATCACTTACACGGCTGGTTCTCACGGTACCGACACCATCACCCTCAAGGCTTCTGGCTCCGCTATCGCCGTGAAGATTCCGCGTGGCTTCACCATCTGGATCAACGGCGTGTACGCTACTGACCTCGTTGGTGACCGCACTGGCGAACTCAAGGCTTTCGTGGCCGTGGCCGACGGTGCCAACAACGGTGAAATGATTGTGAAGTCCATCTCCGAGGAAGAATTCATCGGTGAAGGCACCAAGTGTATGTGTGCTTTCGACGGCTCCAAGCTCGGTGCTTCCAAGGCTGCAGCTATTTCGGCTCTTGAAGGCAAGGTTGCTGCTGCTGGCGACGTGAAGTTCCTCGAAGCCGGTGACTGGTACTCTGGTCAGATCCGTTTGGACGGCGCATATGAGTTCGAGACGCTCGATGAAATCGAC